ATACGTGTGCTCTTCCGATCTTCATAACAAGCCGAATTGGAACGAAAAAAAACGTGTTACAATAGACCCTGCTGCAATGGGAATGGATAATTTGGTAATGATTTATTGGGAGGGTTTTCATGCAGTTGATTTTGTTTACGAGCAAAAATAGACTGCGATAAGGATGCACGATACGATTTATTCTTAGATAACATTTGTTTGTTGTCCCTTGCATCTAATGTAAAGAATACCATGCTAAATATAAAGTCCTCATAACTCATATCCTCCTCTTTGCTCATAAGCCTGTCTATACGGTCTTTAGCCTTCATATAAACCTCATGCTTACTTGCGCCCCAATAGCATTTATCCAAATCCCCTTTTTCAACGTGAAAGTATCTGACTACCCCATTCATTGATTCAATCGGCATACCCGTATCATCGTCTATCCATCCACCGCCTGTTTCAGTATTTCTACACATTTTAGAAACGAATGAATCTCGCTCTATATTTTGTGCAATGTAAACTTGTGCCTTATTATTACTATCGTCACGCATACGGGTTTGTAATGCCGAAACAGTAGACCATTGTATCATGTGAGCCTCTTCAACATAAATTTTCTTTATCTGAATGTTCTTAATACGGTCATTTATCTCTCTTAAATCCTCGTTGGCAACGTGAAAAAAACGTAATTCACTGTTATTTGGTGCTTTAAGCCTTATACCCATTTGTTCATCTCCACGAACAATTTCACCTACTGCATTTTTTTTAACCTCATTTTTACCCTTATCGTTTAAAGGTATTATTTTCTTAATGTTATCAACAACTGAACCTGCTTTAAAGAAGTCATTAATATTACGCATTAAAAGTAACCCCCTTGAATTTGGGTTATTCCTTGCGTCTGATACCCATGCGTGAAGCATAGCACTTGACTTACCTCCACCTCCCGAACCTGTCAATACAACAAAGTCGCAATTACTTCTTATTGCTGCATATTGGCTTTCTGAATTTGCTGCATATAGTCCTCTTGTTATTTCTTCGCTTCTTTGTTCAAACATTATTCATTTCAATGTTATGCAAAAATAGCAAATGAAAAGTAGTATTAAATATAAAACTAACCAATAATGAAACGTATGGTACATTATTGGTTAGTTTTATTGTGAATATGTGTTTTACTTGCGTATTTTTGCTACATAATTTTAAAAAATAGAATTAAAAATGGAAAAGGAAGAAATCCTCAAACAGGTAAATGATATTTGTGATACACACAAATTTAATTTGGTAGATGCGAACAAAGAGAAGTTCGTTGACAAGATGATCGAAAGAACAGACTTTACAGCCGAAAATTTTGATAACGATAAATTTAAGTCGGATTTGGAATTTATGCTCGAAAGTTCATTTCATTTTCAATCAGGAAAGTTAGCTCAGGAAGCTGCTGAATGGAAGAAAAAAGAACAAGATTATCTTAAAAAGATCAACCAAAAACCAAAAGCAGATGTTGAATCGCCAAAAGTTGAATTGCCCGAAGATGTAAAATCTGCATTAGAAGAAATTCAGAACTTTAAGAATGAAAAGCTTGCGACACAAAAGCGAAGCGAAGTGATGAAGGAATCGTTGAAAAAAATCAGAGAGGACTTACACGAAGACTTTAAACTGTTTTTTGAGGACGAACAAATAGATGCTACCAAAGATGCATCTGAACTCGCAAATCATTATACAGCACGCTTTCAAAAGCTATTCAAAAATAAAGTAGGAGATGTCAAACCGCTTAGTTCTGATAGCCGTGGAAATTCATTCATGGACTATTTAGACAAAAAACGAGATATTAAACTTGATTAAAAATTAAAAAAATGGCTTACAACTTACAGACTTTGTTTTCCGTATCCTCGAAATATAGAGGTGGAAAATTTGTATGGTGGAAAGATGCAGGTAATGATGTGCGTTCAAACGTATTATCAGGTAATACTATCCTCAACCCTTATTTGGGAATGGGATACGCTTTTGCTGCTGACCTTTTCGAATACCGCTTAAAAGAGGGTGGATACCTTCTTAAAACTTTTTTGGTAACTAATGTTGCCGCTGCCAATGCCACTACAGTATATGTAGATGGTAAAGGTTATTCTCACATTCCTGAAGTTGGGAACAAAATTATGGCTGCTCCCGATGCAGCTTCTACAGTTGGATTTGGCGCAACCGTAACAGCCGTTGCTTTAGCTAACGATAAATTTGAACTTACTCTTGACCGCCCTATTGGAGCGTTGGCAGTTGGGGCTATTTTGGTAGAAGCTAAATTAATGGTTGCCTCGGAAGCTGATGTACAAGTAAAAGCCGTTGTTGCTACAGCACCTGCTACAGCTACTACAGGCGATAAATACATTAATACTACCGATAAGAAATTATACACCGCTACAGCAGCCGATACTTGGGGAACAGGTGCATTGATTGAAGCAGGTAAATATTATGTAAACACAACCGATGGTAAATTCTACGCTTTGATTAGCGCAGCCGTTACAGAAGTTGTTCCTGCAACAGTATTGGTGAAAAATCCTAATACATTTATTGAAGCCGACATTGAATTTTTACCTACAGATGGTAGATATGGTTTTACAGATGTATCGCACTCTGTAAACGTTGTTTATGGAAAGAAAGCATTTATCGAAAGAATGCAGCCACTTCCAAAGTATGTTTTGGCTAAGAATCGCTCGTACATTGAAGGCGTATTTGAAATTTAATTTAAAAAGAAAGGAAATTAAAAAATGGCACAAGCATATAAAAGTGAGTATAGTCCCGAAGATGTTTTGGAAAAATTATTCCAAAGAGGACTTTTGAATACAGATGGCACAAGTCCATATATTCAAAAAATTATTGAAGATAACATTGAGAAACAAGCAAACCAATTCTTTTGGCAAGAACACTTCACCATCGATGGTGCTGAGGTTCCAATTGATCCATCGCGTCCACGGCAAGCCCCTGCTTACACAGTAAACAGCCTTGTTAAACGTGTAACACCGATGGCTGACGCACATAGTCCGTTGTCTGAAACTAATCAAATGGATAATGAAACATTTGAATCACGCTCAGGCACAATTCCTCAGTACGCAAAAGGCTTATATGAAACATCCCTTACAAAGGGTGAATACTTATCTCGCCTTCGTGAAATGGGAATCACTGACAATGATGTTGTTTCTCAGTTTATTCGTGGCGCATGGGATTTAGTGAAGTCTCACAACTACAGGTTGTCGAACATGGCAGCTCAGGTATTGTCAAAAGGTGGTGCTTATTCGAATAGTGCTTCAAAGGGTATTACAGGTGTTAGTCATAACTTCTCGTCTTACATTTTACCTGAAAACTTCAAAAAAGCAGGTTTGTTAGCGTGGACTGATGCAGACTGTGATATTCCTCAGCAAATGAGAAAAATTGAGCAGGACTTTAGAGCTGCAACAGGATATGAAGCACCTATGGAATGGGATTTACCTTACGACTTTGTTGTCAGCGTAATGTTGAACAACGCAGCCGTTAAAAAGGAAATTCAACGATACATTAATACATACGGAACAGGAAACACTACTATTGTTTATTCAGCAACAGGCGCACTTCCCGAAGCATCTTATGCTACATGGCAGCAATTAGTTGAATATAGTAGAAGTGACTTGAATATCATTTCTCCTATCCGTATTGTAAAAGAATCGCAACGTTTCCAAGATTTGACTACTATTTCAACTGTAAAAGGTTGGCAGTCAGGTGTTGCAGTATTGCGTCCTTTGGGATTTGCCGGAAAAGTATTCCACTCGAAAGTTGCTGATGTTATGTTGCTTGAAAAAGAAGCCAACAAAACTATTGACTTTTCGATTGGTTCGATTCAGGGTGGTTTGTTCTATTTGGTTAACAAAGTTGTACCAAACGGATTGTATAAATCATACCACACCGACCTTTACGGACGTTTCTTACCTGTGTTGACAGAGTTCACACATCATATTGTGGTTGACACAACTACAGCAGATTGATAACTTAATTATTTGATTGTATATGACTGTTTTAGATTGGCTGAAATCAATAAATGGATTTAATTTAGGTGAAACTTCACTTACTGTTATCGCAAATACAAGGGGTATATCTACTCCCGAAGTTGCTGAGTACAGTGTATTAACCGCCATGCAACGAGAGTTAATGAGTGCCGACCTTATATTAAACTATGTATTATTTCAGCCAACTACGACAGGTAGCATATCACAATCACATAATGGTTTTCAGCAAACAATTGGTTCTTATTCGGATGCAAGTGTGAATAAAAGAATCAATTTTGCTAAATCAATTTATCGCAAATATAACGATGCCAATTTGGCAATGTTAAATGATTTTGGCGGTGGCATTAGGATTTTAACTTTAGAAGGCGATTTATAAGCATGGAATTAATATCTGAATTTCCATTTACAGGAACGATTAGTACAAGTACTGAAAATCCTTTAGGGGATGACATTATGAGTACGGTATATTCAGGTAAAATGGATTTAAAGGTATCAACACCTGAAATTGGTGTTGTAGCACAGGAGGCTAATTACCTTGCTTATTTACCAATAACCAAAGTTAGCGGTGCTTATGTTAATCCGATTAGAAAAGGCGATAAATTTGTAGCGATGATGTACGGTGAAGAGATAAGGGGTGTTGTAGTTAATTCAATGCCTTCGCAATTAGGTAAGTTGACAGTTTACGTGAATAGAGAATTGTGGTAGTGTTATGGCAAAAAGAACAGTTAATTTAAGCGGATTGAAAAATAAATCTAAAAAGTTTATTAAATACATATCAACAAATACGGCAGAGAAACTTTGCTTGTATGCCGAAAGACTGTTAGAGAAAGCCTATAGCGAGAAGAAGTTTGAAAATGATACCTATAACCTTGCTGACAGTTACTTTTGGGTAGTGTTTGTTGATGGTGTAAAATACCGACATGGATTTTTAGGCGACAAAAAAGCAGACGAACCTTCTAAATGGCACAAGCAGGATATTCACGGTAGAGAAAGAGCAGGTAGTGCAATATCGGGTTACAAACCAACAATAAAAGAAGGTGTTGAGGTTGTAATCGGGGCAGCAGCTCCTTACGGTGGCGCATTAGAATATAGAAATATTACCGTTATCAGTTCAATCTTTGATGAAATGACTGATGATTTTGGTAGTAAACACATTAAAAAGATAGGTTTTAACGAGTTCGAATCATGGTTAACGTAAACAACGCTGATATTTACACACATTTGTATGGTTTGTTTAATGGAACGGTATCAAATCAAATTTATTTTGGCAGCATACCGACAACATTAGGAACAACGGATGCATCTGATTTTTTAGTAATAAAAATAGGTGTTCCAAAAGACAATAGTGAGTTTGGTGGTGAATACGGATATGTTAGAGTTTATGTTGAAACATATTTTAAATCCAAAGACAGGGGTCGAATGGATTTACCAAAATACAGAACTTTAAGAACAAATATAAATAATGTTTTAGTTACAGAGTGTGAAAATAGAAATAGCACATATCCGATTCGAAAGAATAGTATATTATGCGATGATGATTTTCTTGCTGCCAATAGCTATCATTATTTTACTACTTCTTTTAGGTTGCTAATTAAATAAACGTTTAAAAAATATAAAAATTATGGCTAAAAAAATTACAGCTCAACCCGTTAAGTTGAGATTTAGAGATGTTGCAGGCACTGGCGCATTTACTGAAGTGATGGGATTACTTAAAGGTATGTCAGGCTCACAGGATGCTCCTTCCGTTACTGATATTTTAATGCAATTTTACGACTCTCCTGCATTGTCGATTGCAAAGGGCAATCCTTTTAAATTGAGCTTAGAACTTGTTCAATACGATTTAGAAGAACTGCCAACCCTTATCGGTGGAACATATGACACTGTAGGCAAAAAATATACACCTGCTGCTACCGTTCCTATGATCTTTAAGGAATTTGTTATTGATTTTGGAACAGGAAATGCCGCATTTGTTATTTACAATGGTCAGGTTATCTCGAACATTAATATGCCGGATGATGCAGCTTTAGGTATTCAGATTTCTATTACCGCATTGACAGATTCAACTGGGAAATCTGTTGGTATTTGGGAAACTGCACCTGTTGTAGTATAACCAACAAAATTATTTTACTTAGAAAGGTGGTGGACATTCCACCACCTTTTTTTATCCACATTAAGAAAAACTTATGGCAGAATTACCTATCGAATTTAGAAAAACTATTAACGACATTCTGATGGACAATCCGAGTATCGTGACATTAGGAGATGGACAATACAGAGTACACAAGCTAAGACCATATGCGCTAAATCGTATTTATGGTATAGGGCTTAAAATAATGGGTACTGATACAAAAGAAATAACAAATGGTGGTGATTTGCTTTATGCCATTGCAACCGATTTAGACGCTTGTGCGGAAGTTGTAGCAATAGTATTATGCAACCACTTATTTGATGCACCTGATATAAGCGATTATAAGGATATTACAGACCTTATGAACAGAAATGATAAGTTAGTCCACGCAATGAAATGTAAAGTGCTGTTGAGCGATTCTGACATATCACAGTGGACGAATATAGTAATCGAAGCTTTTAATGCTTTAAATATAGCTGAGGTTTTTCAGCTGCGTACGTTGGTGAAGATGTTTTCGGATTCCGCGACAGCGATACGCAAAAAGACGGCGGAACAATTACAATCATGGCAGCAAGCCCAATCGGGGAAATGGGGGACTTCTTAAAAGCGTTTCCCCAATATACCGAACGAGATTATATGTACAAATTATCAGTACCTAAAATTCAGTTTTTGATAACCGATAGTTCACATGTTAAATATCTTGAAGGAAAAGATAAAGAAATTTGGAAGGGTGTAGCTGATGCAAATGAAGCCTACAGTAAGGCTTTAAATTTTTTAAATTCACTGAAACAGAAGCAATAAAATGGCAAACGACATACAGGCAATTACGGGCGGACTTGACGATTCCGACTTACAACGTTCGATAAAACAAATGGTTGCAAGCATTGAAAAAGAAACTAAACGTATCTCAGGTATGTTTGAAGCCGTTTCTAAAAGTGCAAGTGAAAGCCTTGATAATATAAACAAGAAAGGCAAAGAGGGCGCAACAGAAGCTACAAGGAGCTATGCAGCCTATAAAAAAGAACTTGCTGATATTAATACCCAATTTAATCAAAATAAAATTGGTATTAACGAGCAAGCATCTGCTATCGAAAAACTTAAAAATAAATACTCTGAATTTTTTGCAGTTGCATCTGCTCAGGGTCAAAAACTCAAAGGCACAAACATGGGTGGGTTGTCCGAGTCTTTAACAGGCAAGATAAGCAAAGGAAATCTGACCGATACTCAGGTATCAAACCTAAACATATCTCAGCTCACACAAGCCCAATCACTTGTTAAGGACATTATTGGCGCAGGTGATATAAATGTAAAACAGCAACAAAAGTTAGTCGACCTTAACGCTACTATTACAGCCGAACTAAAAAGGCAAAATCAAACAACACAAGAAAAAAATAAGTTAAACTTATCTGCTTTAGATGCAGATAAAAAAAGACAACTTAGCGGACAAACTACCAACCTTTCCGTTGTTGGTCGTATGCCCGAAAATGACCAATTGCAGGTTATTGAAAAGATTAATCGACTTAAAGAGGTTGGCAGTAAAATAAAAACGATAGACCCTACACAGGAAGCTACATTAGCAAAGATTAATCAGCAGGTTGATAAGTTAGAGGTAAAGCTTAACAGGATTAAACAGCCAACACTTATAAGTGCTACAAACATGGGCGAAGGCTCAATTAGTGCCGTAACCGAAAAAATAAACGCACTTATAAAGGCTCGCGACAGACTGTCTAAATCAGATGATAATTATCGTGCAAAATTAGTATCCGTAAATGGTGAAATATCAAGATTAAGTAAATTAAATCAGGAAGCAACAACAACGGGTGCTGCACTTGAAAAGAAAAATAATGCACTTGCTACATCGGTTGAAAATTTAGGTAGAAGGGTTTTATTCTACTTTACTTTAGGTGCAATAACGGGATTTGTTCGTGACTTAGCCGAAGTTAGAGGTGAATATGAATTGCTTGAACGTTCATTAGGTGCTATTATTGGTGACTTTGAAGCAGGAACAAAGATATTTCAGGAACAACAAGCACAAGCTCTTAAATCGCCATTTACGGTTATTGATTTAGGAAATGCTACTAAACAATTAGCAGCTTACGGATTTGCGGTTGATGAATTAGTGCCTGTAACTAAACGACTTGCTGATATTAGTGCAGGTGTTGGTGTTGAAATGTCACGTGTGATATATAATATCGGACAGATTAAAGCAAAGGGGATATTAGATGCAAGGGATTTAAGGGACTTCGGAAATGCAGGTATCAATGTAACTAAGGCACTTGCTGATATGTATTCTACTATGGAACAACGCACCGTATCAACAGGCGAGGTATTTGACCGTGTTACTCAAAGAATGGTATCGTTTGAGGATGTTATGTCTGTTATGAATAAATTAACGGATGAGGGCGGTATGTTCTTTAATATGCAGGCTATACAAGCTGAAACATTAAAGGGTCAATTATCAAACTTAAAAGATGCGTATAACAAAATGCTCAATGAAATTGGTTCTGATAATCCGGGCTTATTAAGTGGTGCAGTTTCTTCTATTCGCGCACTTTATGAAAATTGGGAAACGGTTGTAATGGTAGTTACTGAGTTGATTGCTATTTACGGTGCATATAAAGTTACTCAAATGGGTGCAAATGCCTTGCTTGGTGCTGAAAATGTTGCTTTACAAAAAAATATCATTGTTGGGAAGCAAAAAGTTGCAGCCGATTTAATGAAGGAAATGAATATCAGACAACTTACGGCAGCCGAACATGAATTAATCAGAACGCAAAATGTATTAACAAAATCAGATATTGATAGTTTAATAGCCAATAAAAACCTAACAGCACAACAATTGATGAGGCTTGCTGCATTAGGTAAATTAACTGACAGACAGAAAGTTGCTGCAATTCAAAGTAAAATTCTGAATACAGAGCAAACGGCAATGTTGCATAACATGACTTTAGGCACAAGAAGGGCTATTCTTTTTGGCAATGCAATGACTTCTATGGGTTTAGCTATTAAAGGTGCTATATCAGCTATTGTTTCATGGAATACTGTGTTTATGATTGTATTATCGTTAATACCGATGATTATATCAAAAATAAGTGAACATAATAAACTCATTAAAGAAGCTAAAGAGGGTTATGCAAAATTAAACGATGAAATAACCAATCTTTCAGGTAGTTATGAAATAGAAAAACAAAACGGACAATTAGACAACCAAAAAACAAAATTAGAACAACTTATAAAACTTGCCAATGAAAAATATCAAATGGATATTAACATTGATGTAAAAACAATGTCGGGCGAGCAGGTTGATGCAAAGTTTAGTCAGATAACGGATGAAATTGAAAAGATAGTTTGGGGTGCTAAACAAATTGGCGTTGCATTGGCAGGTGAAGGCGGTGGAGAAAGTTTAAAAACTTTTGGTGATACTATGTCTGATACTTTTTCTGAGGTTAAAAACCGAATGAACGGACTTGTTGGAGAGTTGGTTAAAAATGAGGGACAGTTAGAAAATTGGCATAAAAGATTTATTTCGGCAGTAAGTATTGGTCAACAAGAAGGTGAAAGTACAGTTGATTTTTTAAACAGAATAAATAAGGCATTTAAAGATGTTGAATTATTTGATGGGTGGGAAGCATATGTTGTTGGAAAAGATACACAAAAATCAGCAAAACAACTTGGGGAATCGCTTAAAAATTATTCAACTGACTTAGACAAAGCCAAATCTAAAATGCGTGAGGTTGGTGAACAAGCAAAAGAAAGTATAGGCAAAAACCTTTCACCCGAAGAGCTTTATAAGGCAATTCAACTTCACATTAAAGATGAATCATTAAAATCTGAATGGAATGATCAGGTTAAACCGTGGATATTAGACGAGTTGAAAGATGCGTTTAATATGAGGGTTAATATTGTACCTAAAATTTTAAAGCCCGAAGAAGCTGAAAAAACTTGGTCTGAAAGATTATTGGGGGAAATTAATAGCAATACAACAATCACAAAGTTTGCAAAACAGCAACTATCAACAGTTGTAAAGAGTTCAGATGATTTGGCAGACGCAATTACAAAAGTTGAAAACGCCTATAAAAAAGCAAAAGAAGCTTCCGAATCACTTAAAAAATCTACATTTGCAAATACAAAAGAGAGAAAAGAAGCAGTAGATACGGAATCTGCATTGCTTTATTTAATGAATTTACTCGGTGGCTCAATTAAAGATAAGTCAGTTTCCAAAGCACAAGATAAGCAACTTGAATTTATAAAAGAAGAAATAACACTTATTAATAATCTTAGAAAAGATTACGATGATTTAACTGCTTCTGGCAAAAGTGCAGCCGATAGTACTAACTTTTTACGCAAACAATATGCAGAAGCAATTGCAAAAATAAACAATACGGTTAAGGCGTTAAAACTTAAAATTCCACCGTTTGATATTTCTAATTTTGCAGGTAAAACGGATGCCGAAATTTCAAAAGCACTTGATGGGTTAATGAAATCTTTAAGTTCATCTGCTGCAAAAAAAGATTTAAGTGTCGAATTGGCAAAATTAAATATCAGTGCTGAGAAATACGATTATACTAAAATTACGGATGGACTTACAAAAGCCTTATCTGAAATTGATGAACAATTTGCTTTAGGTAAAGAGATTGAAGAATCGGAAACCATCGGTAATGCTTTTATGCAAATGTTTAATATACCCGAAGAGGATATAATCAGAACATCAAAGGATGCTATCAAACGTATTCAGGATGAAGTTACTAAGGCTATTGTCGAGTTCAATAAAAAGGGCGGTACTCAATTACCAACTGATTTTAACTTAATGACAGGTGATATAAGCTCATTGTCTAATTTGTTAGGTGATGATAAAAATTCTAATGATTTTGTTAAGGGTGTTACTACAGCTAAAACAAAACAAGCAAGTATCGCTAAATCAGACGTTAAAGAAACAGAAAAAGCGTATAAAGATTTACTTAAAAAGTATTCTGAGTTTGAATATAAACGCACCGAAATAGCAGAACAAGCAGCTAAAGACAGACTTGATTTTGCTAAAAAGTTTGGAAATGAAGAGGAAATAAAACTTATTGACGAAAAGTTAAAAGCTATTTCTGATTTGGAAAATCAACTTGCAAGCACAAGTGATAGTGCCGAACGGGATACATTAGCTACTCAACTCGAAGAGGCAAAAGCTGAGGTTACTAAGTTATTGGTTGAAATGGCTAAATTGAAAGGCATTCCAATTTCCATACCATTGACAATTGATAAAAAAGAATCGGCTGATTTGGCTAAATTAGTCTACGATGATTTTATTAATTCCGATTTATGGATTGAATCATTTGAGAATGTTTCTAATCTCTCTACGGGTGCAATTCAACAAATGATTAAGCAGCTTGAACT